TTCGTAGAGTAAGAACTCTTCCTCTAACCCTATCATCGTCTTGACATTCCTGTACCCATGATTTTAAAAGACCAGTTCGTTTTTGTAAAAGAAAATATCTTTTAAACATCTGTGCTTCAGGCATATCTAATTTTGATAGTATCTCTTCAGAAACAATTACATTACCCTTCTCTGTTTTTTGAGTAGGCTTCCATCCCCTTTCCATTAATCGTTCTGCAATCTGCTTACGAGATGCTATATTAAACGGGATATATTTTGTCTTTGTTTTAAGCTTCACTTCAGTAGGCTTAAACATTTCTTGAGCATCGTTCTCCAACTTATGTTGCTCATCTTCTAATTGAGATAGAAAGATGGTAGCCTTCTTTATATCAAAGGCAAAACCATTCTTCTCTTGTTGATCTATAATTGATCTTATTTTTCTTTCAAGTTCATACGATCTTGAGGAGAAACACTTCCCCTCTTCTGATAATTTATAAGCAAGTTTCCTAGTAAGTTTCGTATCACGTTTACAATACTGAAGCATGTCTTTATTGAACGTAGTGAAGTCATTAAAATCTCCTTTTAAAAATCCAAGTCTTTCTCCCCATGATGAAAGAGAATGACCACCATCTCGTATTGGATTATATAACTGCGATTCAATAAGTGTATCTCGTATCTGTGATAACTTTATATTTGATCCAGTTAATCTATTAAGTATGGGAGCATCAAAGCTTATTCCATTATGCATAATAAACTTATCTATTTTCTTAGACCATTCCCCAAACTGAGAACACTCCTCTTGCACCCATACTTTTTCTGTACCTTTATTATAGGAACTAGCAACAATACAATGTATCTTACTAGCATCTAATCCATCCGTTTCAATATCAATTACTGCTGTTGTCATAAGTCATATCAACCTGATAAATATCTTTTACATTTATGTGAAAGAATAGTTCACCTTCAGCTACATTTTTATTTCTTGCTTCCTTAACTTCACTTAATTCTACCACATCTGCTGGTATATGCCAAGCCTTTTTTAAATCTTTTCTGAACACAATGAAAGTAAATAGATCATCTTTATAATCTTTCTTCCATATGTCAATTAGTCTTTTCTTTCTGAAAGGTATCCTTAAGTCTGTCCAGTTATCAGGCCATTCTCCTGTCCAACCTTTTTTAACCTCAACTTCATAGAAAACTCTTGAGTTTCCTCCATTAACTTTACCTCGTATATCAAACCCATAGTTCTCATCTACCTCTAGAATAAGATCAGGTATCTTATTATTTAACCAACCAACCATAGCTTCAATAGCTATGTTATTAGAACTATTGTAGTCGTGTTTATTAAACTTATCTCTATTGTTACGCATGAACTAACTCCTTAGTTTCATTATACATAATTTTAATTTCAGGATAACCTTTAGAATTAAACTTCTTATTTAATTCCCTTTGACTTTCATTTAATATTCTATGAATTTTTGAACCATTCCTTCTTCTTGAAACTGTCTTACACTCTACAAACTTAACATCACCTTCCATGTTTACAGCTACAAAATCTATTGGCCCTTGATTAGTCTCATTAAATATATAGTAACCTCTTGATACTAGGTCTTCCATTATCTTAAGCTTGGACTGTAATCCCACTCTATGTTTTATATTATTACTCATCTTTATTCTCCATAAAAGGATTATCAACTTGCATCATTCTTCCAGTTTCTTTATTGTAATGTAGATAACAACAGACACCAGTATCTCCAGTGTACCTATTCTTAAGTACCCTAATTGTAGTTGTGTTTGCTTCATACTCATCTTCGGACTGTTGATTTCTTTCAAGAGCAACTACACTATCTGATAAATGAGCTATTGAAGCTGACCCTCTTAGATGAGATAGAGATACTTCCTTTCCATCTTCATGCCCTTTGTCTCCTGATGGTCTTCTTAAATGTGAGACAAGCATAAGAGCTATCCCTGTTTCCTCAACAAGTGATCTTAGTTTTGTCATAAGAATGTCAATAGACTTCCTCTCATCTCCATTATCTTCCTGCCCTGATACCAGTATGGAGAGATGATCTAGAAATACCCACTTACATTGAAGAGCTTTAGCCATATGCCTAACTCTATCCAGTATCTCATCGTTAGAGACAGAACCAAAGTGATCGAAAGCAAAGAACTTACCAGAACCTATGGTCTTATCTCTCCACTCAATCAATTGATCTTTGGTGAACTGTTCTCTAATTTCTTTAATATAAAGTCGAGCGTTAGCTTCCACGCTCATAATGTTAAAGGCCGTGTTCTTAGTATTCTCTTCCATTGCAAGAACACCTATGTTATCATTACTGTTTTTCATAATGTGATGCATTAGTTCTCGAATGATACTGCTCTTACCCATACCAGCACCGCTTGTAAACGTAACTAGTTCACCAGTTCTAATACCATAAGTCTTTTCATTCATCTTATCCCAAGGATATAGAATTGTTTCACAATAGTCTTCTTCAAATAGAGTATCACCTAAGTCTGCAAGATTTATAATTCCTGCTGGTGTATAATGTTTTGCGTTCCACCATGCTTGAGTAAACTTCTGGCCTTGTCCTGCCTTCATATACTCATTAGCATCCTTTAATTCTAATTGAATTATCTTACACTTGTTAGGTTCAAAGAGTTGAGCTACCTTCTCACTAGCTTCCTTTCCCTGTTTATCATTATCAAAACAAAGAACTATATTCTCAAACTTATTTAGGTAATCAAAAGATTTACGACAGTTTTCTAATGCTGATGCTGCACCATTCTTTATAGATACAACAGGCCATTTGCTACCCATCAACTGATAAGCAGACATAGCATCAATCTCACCTTCACAGACTGTAATATACTTACCACCCTGATTAAAGATGTTCTGTCCAAATAAAAGACTGTTAGATAAATTACCTTCAGACCAAAACTTTTTACCTTGAACCTCTCTAACTTTACTAGCTATATGATTATCACCCTTGTCAAAGTATTGGTAGATGTGATGAGTTATTGTTGTCCCTGATTGTTTAATCTGAGTATTAAATTTCTTTGTAGTTTCTGCACTTATTTGTCTATCGGGAATAGCTCCAGCAATTCCTTTAGTTTTTATCATAGCATTTGACTCCTTTGTAATAGGAATTACAACAGCATCTTGGGACATATCTCTTTCTCCAAATCTTGTTTGACAAACAAAACAATATGAATGTCCATCTAAATGTTTTACATTACCGTCACTCGAACCACATTCAGGACACTCACCTCTACTTGACCATTGACCAGACATAAACAATCTCCTAAAAGAAAAGGTGGGGGATTCGAACCCCCCTAATGTATCTCACTACATCCAGTATTAGGTGAGACTAATACTGTTCGCATCCTATTCAGCCCTTCTCTATTCCAACATAGTTGTTACCGTATTCGCACATTGCCAGCCCGATAACTAAGGCTATTCGTATTATACTATATTCTAAATAGGAAGTCAAGACTTTATTTTTCGTATAGTGTATTCTAAATCAGGACTTAACATAAGGCTCTTACATAAATTATATCTAAACTTTATATGTTCTTCTGCATAATATTTGGAAGAGAAGACACCAACAACAGGATTATTACTTCCGTTATCGAGATAGACTTCCCATTGAGTAGTTCTTTTATTTCTTTTAATCATCGGAATAAGTTTCTTTCCATATGTTCTTTACAAAGTCTTCTCTGTCTTCCATAACTTCGTTTAGTTCTGAACGTGCTAATTTCTTAGCTTCCTTATTATCATATCCTTCTTCAAGATATTGTTTAACAAGACTTCTGAATGTATTTTGTCTTTCTCTTTCCCATAAATTCTTAGTCATCTAACTCAGCCCATTTCTTATTAGAATTTATTTGTCTCTCTCTAGATAATTCTTCTCTTAATTTAGTACCTTCTTTTTGTAGTTCTTTAACTTGTTTATTAAGTACCTCTATTTGTTTATGTAATATATTATTATTCTTTATTACCATTATATTATATCCTTATTACTTTAAGTATGTACTTAAGTAGTAATTATATCATGTCTATTTACCTTTGTCAAGATAAAAGATATGACTACCTACTCTAGCTAACTTCTTAAATCTTTTCTTCGTAGCCCACCTTGGTCTAACATAATAAGCATGATAGTGAGTGGCTCCCAGAGTTCTCTCCAGAAGTATACCCTCTAACACTAGGTCAGCTATGTTTAATACTTCAAGTAAAGATGTATAATCTTTTTCCTTTTCTTCCTTACCATCACAGTAGTAACTGAACATACACTTGTTACGAATGATCCTACCATTAATATGCTTACCTTGATGGACTACCTCACATATTGTGTTAGGATACCTAGTGTCTTTAACTCGTTGTAGTATTACATTAGCTACGGCTATCTTAGGTATCATTCCTTCTGACCTAGCTTCATAATATATAGCTTCAATTAAACAGTCTAAGTCATTAGCTTTACTAGGTAAACTATAAAATATTATTAGTAGTAATATAATCGGCCCAAGCAGACCAGCAAATAATGTTTTCAATGTAACCTCACAATCTGTGCATCACGATTTAGTTCTTCTATCATACCATACTTCACTAAAAATTTAACAGCTTCTTCTTCGTTGCGAAACTGCTTAACCTTCAGGTCATTCTCATCTGGCAAGACAGAAATGCTCTCTAAATCTAATGGGTTTTCCATTTGTATTACGATGAATGTCATACTACCCTCCAGTATGAATTACTATATCTATTACATTAAAGATAGTAGGTATTGTCAACACAAGTATTATTAATGGTATCATTATATTCCTCCTACATTTTCTCTCACTATATCAGTGTGATTTAATTCTGCCCAATAGATTTCCAATGCCTCAGTATACTGATGAGCTATAAATTTATGCATCTCTCCTGCTGGTACAATAGATAGATCACCAGCAAACAGGTGTGTGCTATCACATAGGCCATAGTCTTTCCACCTCTGTATCTCTAGCTCACCTGAGATAACATAGAACGCATTGATCTTTGACTGATGCTTATGTTGTGAACAATACCCACCCAGATCAACCTTGATACTATGTATCTCAATGGCTGGTGATTGTAGCAATGGCTCAGTCAATCCCCATATCTTACCTTCTTTAGTCATCTTCGATCTCCTTCTGAATAAATTTTAAATCTTCAACCAGATCATTACACATAAAGCATAGGTCTAATTCACTGATATCTTTTAGCTTTGTCGTACCAAGTTTATTAACCTTGGCTATGCTAGTCTTCAGTTTCTTTTTAATCAGTGGGATACGTCCCATCACATAGTCAGTCATCTTTTAATTCCTGAAGTGTGTTTGATATTCTCCAAAATGCTTGAGATAGTTTTTGATAGTCAGATATATACATCTCTGTATCCATCTCCTGCATATTTCTAACAGGATCACAAACAAGTTTATCTAATTCTTTAAACAACTCAAGCATAGTAACATCTTCGTTACCCCACTTAACTAGTGTCTGTGGTTTTTTAATCTTTATCATCTTCCTTCTCCTTTACATAGTTGGTTTGCTTACTAAAACTTTCCTTATAATATTTCTCAGGCCCATCTAAGAACTCATCGTTGTCACACATGATACATGAGATAGGCTTTAGCCCATCCCAATGTACACAGCCACAGTTAGAGCATGTCCAGTTGACTGTCATCAGCCTCACTCCTTGTTAATGCAAAGTCCACAGTAAATCCTAATGTAGCACTATCTTCCCATTCATTTTCTATAGAATGAAACTCACCATTAGGGCAGGTTCCTAACCATTTCTTAAATGCTTCTACTCTTTCTTCATTAGTCATCTTCTTTCTCCTCTGGTTCTGGTACATCTCCTTCTTCAACTAAAAAGTTTACTTGAAATAAACCTTCCGTATCTTTACCATAGACTGCACGTAACTCATTCTTCTCAATGAAATGATGCACCATGCGTTCAACATCATAACGCTTTAGTATTTTGTAATGACTCATCTTCTTTCTCCTTTGGATAGTAGACATCTACTATACTCTCACAGTTAGGACAACTCAGGTTAGTGACCATAGCATAGTTATCATCTTCATGATCTATGTCATGATCACCACCCCAAATCAACTCAGTCTTACAGTGCCAGCAGTTCATGCAACTAACAACTCTTTCCAAGTATCAGAGCCAAGCATCTTGC